CCATGCAAGGACAGCTGGGTGGATTTGGCGGAATACTAGATGGCTTTGATCCTGCAGCTCTACAAGCTAACATTGCTGCAGCACAAGCTGCAGCTGATGCTAATGCTGCAACTATTGCAGATACACCAGCAGTGGACCCAGGCATGCAAGCTCGTATTGATGCCATGCAAGGACAGCTAGGTGACTTTAGTGGACGCTTTGGCGGCTTTGATCCTGCAGCTCTTAGAGCTCAGATTGAAGGTCTTAGCTTAGGCACAGGTGCAGGAAGCGCAACTCCTCCTGGTTTTGTAGCACCTACAGATAGGACCGTGCAAAAAAGCAGAGAAGGCGTCGTTGGTCGTAACCTTGGTGGAATAGACAACGATGCTATTAGAGCTCGCATTGACGCTTTACAGAACGGGACGCCTTCTCCGACTGGTGGCCCTTCCCCTTCTGGCAATAACTTTTTAGAGGGGTTGTCACAACAACCACCTATGGATGAGAATACTAGAAAGCGTCTTGAGTCTTCTAAGAGATTTGAGTATGGTGGGGAATCCCCTTCTGGCAATAACTTTTTAGAGGGGTTGTCACAACAACCACCTATGGATGAGAATACCAGAAGGCGTGTTGAGTCTGGTATGGACGGTAAAGGTACTGATAATCGCAAACCTTACGTTGACCCTAGCTCGCTATTTAGTGACCCTGGTTTAGGTGGTGGTCGAAGTGGCGAGCCCCCTCTGAGGCAGGAAAAACCTTTTGAGCCCAGACTAATGCCTGGTATTCCTCAAGGCCCCGTGATAGAAGGGCCAGGATTTACGAACCCAACTCCAAAATCAACTTCAGCGTCTGAGAACTGGGCCGACGCATATGTTGAGCAGTATCCTGAGTGGGATGACACGCAGAAAGCTGAAGCTAGAGCTTGGGCAGTAGAGAACTATAATCGCAAGGACGGCGAAGAGGGTACAATGCCTTCGTGGATGATGGACTCTGATTTCTTAAAAGGCTTTGAAGCTGCTAACAAAACGAGACCTAAGCCAAAGCCTAAGCCTAAGCGTCAGCCCCCAAGATCAGGGCCTAAGCCTAGGCCTAAGCCCAAGCCCAAGCCTAAAGCGCCGGCGGCTCCTAGATCAGGGCCTAAGCCTAAAGTAATTTCAGATCCGGTGAAGCCAAAGAAAAAGGCTGTTCCACGGGGAAAAATAACTGATAGACGAACCAAAAGACGAGGAAGATAAAATGATGAATAAGAAAAGTATGCCTGGTTACAAAGATGGTGGCTCTGCAGCTAAAAGCAGACGCGGACCTAAGAGCAATAACTGCGGTTTGTTTGGCCGTGTTCAAGGTAAAATGAATGGCGGCGCTATGCAGCCTATGGGCACTACTACAACACAGCCACCGCAACCTATGACCACTACGCCTAGAAGGCCAATACCTGGTGGTGGCCCGACAGCCCCTCAACCTACCGGCGGCGGAAGGGCTGGCGGTAGAGGCGGAAACGCACCTCAACGTCGTGGTATGAAGGCAGCGGCTCCTACAGAAGCGGATATTATGAATATGAAGCCAAGGCCCCCTGGTCTTAAAGGCGGCGGCATGCCTAACATTCGTAATAAGAAGAAACGCTAATGGCTGTAAGCGGAACTAAGACATTTGAGTTAGATGTAGCTGAATACGTTGAGGAGGCATTCGAGCGATGCGGCCTTGAGCTGCGTACTGGTTATGATCTCAAGTCCGCTAACCGATCCCTAAACCTCATGTTGGCAGAATGGGCCAACAGAGGTCTCAACCAGTGGACCGTTGCCCAGAAGGCAATCCCTATGGTTGTAGGTACGGTTGAGTACAGCGTGGACGCCACAAACCCTACTTCGACTATTGATGTGCTTGATGTATTTATCAGAGAGACGATTGGCGGCAGAGCCACTGATGTTCCTTTAAGTAGAATGTCCAGGGCAGAGTATTCGCACCTAGCGACCAAAGAATCTACCGGCAAGCCGAACCAGTTTTATATTAATAAACTGTTGACGCCTACCATTACCCTTTGGCCTTCGCCTGACAAGAACAGCACCTATACGGTGTATTGTAATGCGTTAACCAGGATGGATGATGCTGGCGCTGGTGTTAATACAATGGACCTACCTTTCCGTTTCTATCCGTGCCTTGCAGCAGGATTAGCTTATTACCTGGCACTCAAGAAGGCGCCAGAGAAGGTTGGCATGCTAAAGCAGATGTATGACGAGGAATTTCAGCGAGCACTATCCCAGGATGAAGAGAGGGCGTCGTTTAGAATAGCGCCCGATCTACGCGGATATAACATTGCCTAATGGTTGCCCAGAGAAAGAAACAAATTAATCCCCCTGTAGGGTCAAAGGCGCACAAAGCAAGAATGGAGCGCCAAAGGGCTAGAAGGGCAGTTGACGCTAAAGCAAAGAGAAATGGCGGCGATAAGAACAAAAACGGCATTGCGGACAAGAGAGAGAAAAAAGATATTTCGCACAACAAAGCGTTGTCTAGGGGGGGTACAAACAAGGATGGATATAGGCTTGAATCAAGAAGTGCGAATAGAAGTAGAAATTACAGGAAAAAAGGCAAATAAATGGCTTTTGCATCCAATAAAAGAGCATACGGGATCTGTGATATCACAGGATTTCGGTATCGCCTAAAGGATATGAAGAAGACCTGGGACGGTCTGCTAGTAGGGCCAGACCAATGGTCGCCTAAGCAGCCGCAGCTCATGCCTAAACCGACGCCTATAGATCCCCAGGCATTAAAGGACCCAAGACCAGACCCATCTTCAGATGGAAATGACAACACTGTCTTTACCATGTATACAAATATTGGTAATGGTATTTTAGGTACAACTTTGCAAACATTTGCAATAAGTGCTAATGTAGGATCTGTGGAGGTAACTACAACATGAGCTTTACATTAGCAACTTTAAAATCTACGGTGCAAGAATATTTGCAAGTAAATGAGACCACGTTTAACGACAACTTGGACGAATTCATTCGAGAATCAGAGGATCGCATATTCTCTATGGTTCAGCTGCCAGAGCAGCGGAAGAACGTCCAGGGCACAATGTCACTGAACAATCGGTTCTTAGCCACACCCTCAGATTTTTATGCACCTTTTTCTGTGGCGGTTATTAGCTCAAACGTCTATTCGTATCTGATGTTTAAGCACCCGTCATTTATAAAGGAGTATAGCCCCGATACTACTGTTACTGGACAACCCAAGTATTACAGCTTGTTTGACAACACCGCGTTTGAGGTAGCACCAGTGCCGGACGCAAATTACACTGTAGAGCTGCATTACTTATATAAGCCCGCTTCGTTGACTTCAGGTGCCTCTTCAGGCACCACACTGTTGTCTACGAAATATAGCGACGCTTTGTTGTACGGTACATTAGTTGAAGCAGCAGTGTTCCTTAAAGAAGCCCCCGACGTAGTTGCCACCTTTGAGACCAGGTTTAAAGAAGCCCTCACTCGCATGAAGAATTTGAGTGAAGGCCGAGAGACCAGGGATGAATATAGGTATGACTTACTACGCACGGGCGTGACTTAATGAAACCAATAAAAAAACTTAAAGGCAAGAAAATAGCATTAGTAGGATTAGGCGCATCACAGATTGACTTTGTGATTGGCTTAGAAAACTCGAAAGAATGGGACGAGGTTTGGGTCATTAATTCTGCCCTGGCTGCGTTTGATTACGATCGAGTGTTTATGATGGACCCAGCGAGCCGGTACTTGGATACTGATGATGCAGGCAACCAAACCGATGTTATGCGTAAGCTGCTGCCCCTGGTCACTAAACCTATTTACTCCTGCGTGCTAGATGAGCGCGTCCCCGCTATTGTTGAATACCCCCTGGCTGAGGTTGCTACTTCATCCAAGTGCGCGTACCTCAATACAACAGCAGCCTATGCAGTGGCCTTTGCCCTATGGAACAAGGTGGGACAAGTGGACCTATTTGGCATGGACTTTAGTTACAAACACAACATTCACTTTGCCGAGGCTGGCAGGGCGTGCATGGAGTTTTGGCTATCTAAGTGCATATCAGCGGGAATCGTTATTGGCGCGTCCCCCAGGTCTTCTTTGCTGGATAGCGATGTGCCAGTAACTGAGCGCCTGTACGGCTATCACCGGCTGGATGATCCTATGGTTGCCATGCCAAGCCCAGAAGGTAAGTGGATATTATGCCCTCGCTCCAGGTTGGCTGAGATGGTTGCTAAGCACAAGATGAAGACGATAGAACTGCCCTCCTCACCAGAGCCATACAAAGGATGATGAAGGATAATATAGGTCTTGGCATAGGCCAGGTCATGGTTACGACAACACATAACCGTGGCCACGACCCAGAGTTTTGGGCGGAACAAACGACAAATAAGATCTGCGGGATATCTGAGCAAGCATCTCCTCACATTAAAGAGCAAGCGTTTGCTTTCCGTACCGCAGTTTATAATGTAATATTGGCAGGCATGAGAAGCGCAATTGCTTCTGACCGTGTTACAGTGTCCAATAAACTACAAGAAATTGGTCACGGTGACGTTGCCAAATTTTTAAAGGAGCTGTAATAATGGCTATATCTTCAGCAATATGTACGTCTTTCAAGCAAGAGCTTTTGGTTGGAACACACAACTTTACTAACTCAACCGGTAACAGCTTTAAGCTGGCGCTCTATACGTCTTCTGCATCTTTGGGTGCGGCTACTACTGCGTATGTTACGACAGGCCAGGCGAGTGGCACCAACTACTCTGCCGGCGGATCTGCGTTAACTAACGTAACACCTTTCGCTACAGGGACCACTGCGGTTTGTGACTTCAATGACTTGACGTTCTCAACTGCCACCATCACTGCTCGCGGATGCCTAATCTATAACGACACGAATGCAGATAAAGCTGTTTGTTCGATTGATTTTGGCGGAGACAAAACTTCAACTGCTGGCGATTTTACTATTGTATTTCCGACGCCAACAGCAACGGGCGCGATTATAAGATTAGCGTGATAACTGATGCCGCTATCAAAGATAGAATTTCAACCAGGCATTAACAAGGAGGCCACCGACTACAGTGCTCAGGGCGGCTGGGTTGACGGCAATCTTATACGGTTTAGAAAAGCCCGTGTTGAAAAAATAGGTGGCTGGCTACAGCTTGGCCAGAACTACTATCTAGGGCTAGGCCGTGCGATGCACAGCTGGATCTCCCTAGGCGGCACCAGGTTCCTGGGGATAGGCACTACCTGGAAGTATTACATTGAAGAGGGTAACGCCTATTACGACGTTACCCCAGTGAGACTCGTCACCAGTGCTGGTGATGTGACCTTTGCCGCAACTGACGGCTCCTCTACTCTTACTATTACAGACACTGCACATGGTGCGGTGAATAATGACTTCGTTACCTTTAGCGGAGCAGCAACCCTTGGCGGCCTTGTCACGGCTGAGGTGTTGAACCAAGAGTACCAGATTGTCCTGACTATAGACGCAAACACTTATACGATCATAGCAAAAGACACTAGCGATGCCGTTGTTACTGCTAACAGCAGCGACACTGGCAATAGCGGTGGAAGCACTGTTGGCACCTACCAGATAAATGTGGGCCTAGATACTTATGTCACAAGCACAGGTTGGGGTGTAAATACCTGGGGCGCCGGTGCGTTCGGCTCTGCCAGTGCAATCTCTGCAGTTAATCAGCTGCGCCTTTGGACTAATGACAACTTTGGTGAAAACCTTGTTATTAACCCGCGTGGTGCTGGCATTTACCGCTGGAAAGAAAACGACGGTGTGTCGGTAATCGCTAAAGAGCTGTCCGGCATTGCGGGTGCTAACCAGGTCCCAACCGTAGGTCTACAGGTTATTACCTCAGAGACCGACAGACACCTGGTAGTGTTAGGGTCCGACCCACTAAGCGGCGGCGTCAGGACCGGCATTATCGATCCCATGCTTGTGGCGTTTAGTGAGGCAGAGAATGAACTAGAGTTTGAAGCTCTGGCCACCAATTCCGCAGGCGATGTGCGACTCAGCTCTGGGTCCTTCATTGTAGGCGGCATGAAGTCTCGGCAGGAAATTCTAATATGGACTGACACTAGCTTGTATAGCATGAACTTTATTGGACCGCCATTGACGTTTGCCGTTAACCTCGTTAATGAAGGTGCTGGCCTTATTGGGCCCAAGGCTGCAGTCAATGCGTCCAATGGTGTGTACTTTGCATCTAAAACTGGCTTCTATGTTTACACGGGTGCGGTAAAGAAGCTGCCGTGCAGCGTGCAAGAATATGTATTTGAGGACTTGGATTTAAGCCAGGCATTCAAATGCCACATGGGCCTCAACTCAGAATTTGGTGAGATGTGGTTCTATTACCCGTCTAAGGAAGATGCTACTGGCGAGATTAGCCGGTATGTAATCTACAACTACGAAGAGAACACCTGGTCCATTGGGTCGCTGATTAGATACTCCTGGCTAGATGCCGGCATTGAGGATCTACCACTGTCAGCAGCGCAAGAGTCTGGGCAGAGTCTTATCTATGAGCACGAGACGGGTTACAACAATAACCAGGCGGCTATGACTAATGTATTCGTTGAGTCTGGTGACATGGCTATTGGTGATGGCGACAACTTCTCCTTTGTTAAGCAGATCATTCCTGATGTTGCCTTTATAAGCGACGGCAGCGCAAGCAACACCCCCGCAATGAACATTGTCTTAAAAAGACGCGACTACCCAGGGCAGTCATTGACGACTGACTCCACCACCCAGGTTACTGGAACATCTACCTTTAGCAACGTAAGAAGCCGAGCAAGACAGCTTGTATTCCGGTTTGAGTCTGACGACGATACTGCTGCCGCTGACCAGCTAGGCTATAAGTGGAGGCTGGGCTCTACCAGGATCACCATTCAACCGAGCGGTCGAAGAGCGTGAGCAGGCTCCTAGAGACCAGACTGCCACTTGCTTATGGCAATGATGTAGATGTAGATACATTCAATAGATTGGTCCGAGTGCTTGAGCTAAACCTCGGCTCTATAGACTTCACGATATCACCGCATTTTAACGCCACACAAATTAGTACACTTCAGTTTGCAACGGGTGCTATAATCTTCAACTCAACTAACCAAATACACCAGGCTTTTGATGGGAACGCGCTACGAGACTTGTATTCCCACCAGACCTATCCAGCTGGTCAAGTGATGACATCCGGCTTGGGAACTGTAACGGTAAACACGCCATGAATCAAAATGAATTAGTAAATGCAATGACAAGAAGCCTACAAAGGGAGTCGCAAGATCTAGGCACTCCTTTTATGTTTAATGAGGGCGGTACTGTTGGACCATCTCCTGAGCAGATGGCCTTAATGGGTCAGGCGCAAGAAGCCGTCGTAGAATCCGCCGTAACACAAGATCCTAAAGCAGACATTGCCGCCGCCATCGAAGAGATGATGATGCAAGCGCAAATGACTGATGACCCTACTGAGCGCCAGCAATACGAGCATTTAGCTGAAGCAGCTATGGTTGGAGCCAATGCTCCTATGGCTGAGCAAGCTATTGCCCTGGCTAACGAAGGTCGAGGTGATGACACAGCTCTTGCCCACCTTCGACCTGGTGAAGTGGTACTTCCCCCAGAAGCATTTGAAGACGAAGATTTTGAGCGCGCCGTGCAGCGGCGTTTTGAAGAGTTAGATATCGACCCTCACCAAGCTGTTGTTGGTTTGGGTATTGCCTCATTAAACCCTATCACCGGACTAGAAGAATTTGGTTTCTTCAAGAAGCTGGCCAAGGGCGTAAAGAAGGTAGTCAAGAAAGTAATCAAGCCCCTGGCTAAAGTAGCCCAGTTTATTCCTGGTCCTTGGCAGCCTATCGCTGCATTGGTCAACAAGGCATACACTGTCTACGATGTGGCGAAAGGTAACATTAGTCCCTTAGCCCTTTTGACTGTTGCAGGACCTGCAGCCACTGGCGGCAGTATTGGTTCCAATATTAATGCTATCAAGGGTGCTAGTGCCAGCGGTGGATTTTTTAGCGGCTTAGGTAGCAGCCTTGCCAATACAGGCACGGCTATAAAAAGCGGGATCGGCAGTTTAGTATCTAATCCAATGGGCACATTGTTTGGCGGTCCAGGCGGCACTGGGGGTATCCCAGGGCTGCTTAAAACAGCAAGCTATTCGGGCCAACCCTTAGCGGCTGGAACTGTAGCTGGAGCTGGGTCTAGTGTATTTAATCCAGGAGCCTTACCTGGCGCACCAACAACCATGATGGGCAGAACTGCTGCAACATTGGGCGGAATGGGTGGTGGAGCAATGGGGGTAGCTGGAGCAGGCGGCGGCGGTGGCGGTGTGGCCGGATATGTCGTGCAGTCTGGCGATACTCTTAGTGCAATTGCTCAGGCATTTGGCACAGATGTGGCAACGCTAATGTCCATGAACCCTTCAATTACTGACCCTAATATGATTCAAGCCGGAGCGACTATCATGGTGCCGGATCCAGCAGCAGCAGGCAATAGCTCGTCAGGTGGCTGGTTTACCGGCGGCGGTGCTGATGGTGTTGGAAATTTCGGCATGGCGGGAGATTTTCTTGGCGGTATAACCGACAAGTTTGGGCTTACTAATTACGGCGGTGCTAATACAGGCACAGGCACAGGCACAGGCAGCGGATTTGGAGGCAAGGATGTTGCCGCATTTGGACTGGCTGGTTTGATGGCTAAACTAGCTTATGACGAAGCCAAGAATGCTAAAGGTGTAGCGCAGACCCCAATGACTTCAATGAACTCAGCGGGCCGATACAACATAGAAGCAGAGATAGCTAGGCGCATGGGTAAGGAAGCTCCTAATCCTACTGAGTTTGGTTTGTTACCTGCCAACACTTTCCCCACAATGAGTGGTGGGCGCGCAACCCCACCAAGAGATGAGGAGCCAATGGCAGCCCGTTATGGCGGACCTGTAATGCGGTTTGCTGAAGGTGGCAATGTAGCAATGCAAGACTTCATTAGAATGGATGGCGGCATTGACGGCGAAGGCACAGAGATTAGTGACGATATTCCAGCCATGTTAAGTGATGGTGAGTTTGTAATGACCGGCCAGGCTGTACGCGGTGCAGGTGCTTTCCAGATGAAGAAGGACGGCGGGATTATTACATTAGAACCCCTAGGCAAAGAGTCTAGGGATAAAGGCACTAAACTCATGTATGACATGATGACGTTATTTAAAGATTTCGCAGGAGAGCCGGCATGATTATGTCCCCACAACAGTTAAAGCGTTATGCAGAAGGTGGTGCGGCTGAACCGTATGTCGCAGGCATAAACGTAAACGAAACATCGATGGACGGCAACACTCAGCAGTTACTGTACGGGTTAGACGGCCAGGGTGGATTTATACCTGGTGCTATGAGAGCAGCAGAGCGCAGCTTCTTTGATGAGCAGGGCAGACCCCTGGTTACTCCTCAAGAGATTGCAGGTTTCTCTCCCGATCAGCAAGCAGCCTTTGAAATGGCTCGTGAGCAGGTTGGTTCTCAAAAACCATTCCTTGAAGCCTCACAGCAAGCATACGAGCAAGGGCTCGGCGCGCTAGGCCAGGGCCAGCAAGCGCAGCTTGGTTCTCAGCAGCAGTCTCTAAGTGAGCTGCAGCGAGCAACTGGCATACAAGACTTTCAGTCGCAGCGTGGCTTAGGTGACGCACTTGGTGGTATTAATCAAGGGCAGCGACAGTTTGACCAGGCAACTGGCCGATTGCGCTCAGACTTGGATCAACAACAAATGCAAGCGCAGCAGGGCCAAGAACAATTTAATCAAGGGCTGCAAGGCGCAGCTTCTGAATTACAGGGCGGCGCAGGCCAACAGCGTCGCGCTTTAGATGAGCAGGGGCAAATGCTTCGCCAGTCTGGAGACCGTTTTGATAGCGACCTGGGCGGAGTTGAAAGTTTAGCCAGGGACAACACTCAGCAATTTGCTGGGGGTGTTGACCAGGCTACTAATACGCTGCAGGGTGCAGAACAAAAATTAAACCAAGAGCTTACCCAAGCGATAGGTGAAGAACGTGGCGCTGTCGATAAGTTTGGGCAAAGCACCGCAGCGGCTACCCAGCAACTTGGATCTGCCGTTGATCGTTTTGGCAACAGATTATCTGAGGCTGAACAGCGAGGCATTGGTGCCCTGGATGATTACTCAGTAGGATTAGACGAGTCTAGGCAGATGTTGCGTGGCTCTGTGGGGGAATTTGATCCCATCACTACAGACAAGTACATGAACCCATACGAAGATAAAGTCGTTGGTCAAATGATTCAGGATGCTACTAAAGGCTTGGCGCAGGGCGATATGGCGCAGACCGCTAGAGATATACAATCTGGTGGTGAGTCGGCGTTTGGGTCTAGGGCTAGGCTAACTGCTGCGGAGCGCGCAGAAGCTATGGGCCGTGGTCTTGCTAAAGAAGTGGGTGGGCTTAGAGCTCAGGGCTTCCAGAACGCACAGTCAACTGCTATGGGTGAGTTTGCTAGAAACCAGCAGGCGCAAAGAGGCGTGGGCGAAGGCTTAGCTTCTTTAGGTGGCCAAGGATTAAACGCTCAGACCAATGCAGCTAACACTCTATCCCAGGGTGCTACTAGCAGGTTGGGTGCAGACCAGTCATTGGCTGGCCAAATGTCCCAGGATGCTTCGGCAACATTGGGTGCAGAAAGAAGTATTGCAGACCGTCTTTCCGCTACAGGTGGTCAGAGATTTGGCGCAGGCCAGGCAATGTCTGGTCAGCAGATGAGCGGCGCACAGGCTAATTTAGGCGCAGGACAGAACCTAGCTTCTACTTTAGGATCTGCAGGACAGCAGAGACTTGCTGCAGGCCGCGCAGAAGGTGAGGGTATTGGTGCTATTGGTCAGCAGCAGATGAATGTATCTGGGCAGCTGGCCGGCCAAATGGGCGATCAGGCACAGCAGAGACTAGGTGCCAGCAACCAGTATGGTCAGAACATGAGTAACATGGGTCAGCAGAGATATGGTGCGGGCACCGGCCAGGGACAGAACACAATGCAAATGGGCCAGGCTAGGCAGGACGCTAGAAGCCAGATGGGCAACACTGCTATGCAGTCTGGCGCTACTATGGCTCAAGGCTATGGCCAGATGGGTCAACTGCAAGGCAACATTGGGCAGCAACAGATGGCAGCACAGCAGGGCTATGGTGGTTTCCTCCAGGGCTTAGGCAATGCTAACCAGGCAGCTGGACAACAACAGATGCAGAATCTAATGCAGTATGGTGGAATGCAGCAGGGCAATCAGCAACAGCAGTATGACGCTCAGAGAGCAGCAATGCAGCAAGCGCAGATGGCTCCGTTAAATCAGTACAACGCTATGATGCCATTTGTGAATATGGGCGTAGGGGCTGGTGGAACCACTCAGATATCCACAGCTTATACACCGCCACCTAGTGCTGTGAATGCAGCCCTGGGAGCGGGTCTTGGAACCCTAGGTGCGGCGGGTGCTTACATGAATCAAGGGCAGCAACAAGGCGGCTATGACGGGTCAGGTATCGCGGGAGGAATGGGCATATGACCGACCCAACCAGCGCATACAATCCGACAACCAACTATTTTGAGCAAATGAAAAAGTTGCAGTCGCAACAGTCTAACGTGTCATACGATGATATAAGCAGTCGTGCCAGTGAGCTTTCGGCCTTGATGCCGCAAAGTAAAGGACGCGGTCTTTACGGCATGGCAACAGATTTAAGTAAAGGCTTCCTAGCCTCAGCTAACAGTCGCACGCCTATTGGGACCGGCCTAGCTATGGGCTTTAACTTGTATAGTGATGCCGAGCGTTTACGCAAACAGAAACAAGATGAGATTAGAGCCAAGTTAATGCAGATGGCTTACCAAGATGTTGAGAAGCGCAGAGAAGAAGCAAAAGCTCTTGATATGAAGATGCTTGACGTTAACTTTAAATATGAAGTAGAGCAGCTCAAGAACAGCGGTGGTTTATTTCCTGGTAAGGGCGACAAAGCAACAATGATAAATTGGCTTTTTACAGGAGCCCGACGAGCAGAAGCAGGCGATCCCTCTTTCTTGTCTACCTGGGAATATAGGACCGCATATGCCGAGCTTCAGCGAGAAAAGGTTCAGACGATGCCAGACGGGAGAGTGTTTGTGGTTCCTGGCGCAGCTTGGGTTTTAGAATATCCAGCACCTATTGTTACCGAAGACGGCAACCCTGTGAGCGAGCCTGGTCAGCCAGCGCCAAATAACGCACCTGCAGGCGGTGGAGCTGAAGACATAAATGCCGCGATCACCAGGATTTCTGGAGAATTAATCGCAGCTGGATTAACTAATCCCCAGTATATAGGCATGGACCCTAAAGGTTCAGGTAAGCCTGTTTTTTCCGCGATGGATTCAAGCGGAAAACAAATGATAATAGTGGGAGATTAGATTATGCCGTTTACTATTTTAGATCCAGAACAAGCCAAAGAAATGGAATCTGCTATGGCTAAGCCTGATCAAAGCCCATCATGGATGGAAAAACCCGTAACTATTACATATGCAGGTGAGCGCAATACAACCGCCGACAATCCATTTGGTGTTGGCAGGCAGATCAGCGGGAAGAAAGACAAGAAATATACAGAGGCGGCTACTAAATCTGCCAAGTTTGCTGTTCGCATGCAGAAAGAGCTCGATGTCATAGAAGAGCTTGAGCGAAGTGGGTTCTCTCCTATTAATGTTAGGGACCAACTAGTTGCCAACATGCCTTTCTTGCGCCAAGAAGGGATGCTGAATAACATGGCCAAATCGGGTAAATATCAAATTTATGACAACGCTGTAAGAAACTTTGTGATGGCCCAGCTGCGTGACGTATCTGGTGCGGTGGTAGGTTTTGAAGAGATACGCACTAACATGCCTCTGTATATGCCGATTTTAGGAGATTCTCTTGGAGCCATAAAGGAAAAACAAGAACGCCGAAGAAATGTTCTTTCTGCTATGATTGCATCGTCTCAGGGTGCCTATGAAGAGTTTAACAATGACTTAGAGAACAGCCAGGCTGCTGAAGATGCAAGTCAAGCGCAGAAGATAAGAAGCTCTTTGGAGCTCAGGGCAAAGACTGATCCTAAATTACGCGCTGAGATTGAAGAATACAAGGCAAAAATATTGCGTGCACTTAGAGAACAGAATTATGTTCCTGGTGCAGAGATACCTTTAGGGGAGCGGTAGGACTAATATGTCAAAAAAATATATGCAAGATGGACTGACCTTAGATGAGCAGTTAGCTATAGCGTATGGAGCTCCAGCTACTGGCTTCGGCAATTATGATGACAATGAAATAGCCAACATTGCACTGCAGGAGCTAATCGACAGCATTGACACTAAGAGCGGCGGAGACCTTGCAGCTAGGGCTCAGGTTGGTGCTGCTCAATCAGAAAAAGACAAGTTAACGACTATAAGACGGTTTTATCCAGACGCTTTGCCGGTAGAGGCTTTAGACCCTCAATATGGCGCAGCCAAGTTTGGTTCTGGAAACTTTGTATTTACCAATCCAGAAACGGGCACTCTCACTCTTTTTGATGAGGAAACAAGGTTGTTTGGCATGCCTGTTCCTGGCGGACTGGGAGACTTTGCTGATGTAGGACCAGAGATAGCTGAGTTTGCTGGCAGCATTGTTGGTGGTTCCTTAGCCGCAGGCGCTGCAGCCACGGCAACCTCTCCAACTGTCATTGGCACAATCCCTGCTGCAACCGCTGCTTTTGTAGCTGGTGAAGGAATAGGAAGTGCTGCAGCCAGAGAGGCTTATATTGGCATATTAGATTTTTTTGGAGAAACAGAAGATAGTAGAATTGGCGCAGAGCGCATGGTTGACTTTAGTCAAACGGCAGCTCTTAACGCTTTTGCTGGACCTGCAACCTCAAAGATTTTTAGTGGTTTAAAGTGGGTAGCAGGAGCTCCTATTAGATACGCCAACAACGCTTTAGATGCTCCGGCAAAAGAGGCCCTAGAAAGGATGACTAGCTCTGGGGTATCAAACCCAACGCTAGGTCAAACGACTGGATCTCCTTTATTTAATATGATGGAGAAGTGGTACTCGATAGCTCCATCCTCTACCAGAAAGATGATGGAGGTAGCTAATCAGACTCTTACAGAATTGCAAACTTCTGCCAGGAACCTTGCTACAAAATACGGTGGCATTCGTACCACTGCAGAAGCGGCTGATGCAATGTATCTTTCAGCAAAGGAAGCAAAGAAAAGATATAGGGCCCAGCGGGACGCCATGTATAACGAGGTTTATGAAGTTGTAGGAAAGGAGACTTCTCCTGCAACCAATATTCTTGAGTGGTATACAACCAACCTAGCAAAGTCTAAAGAAGCCGTTAGCGGCCCAGCCCTGGCTCCAGCTATGGATTATGCATCCAGAATGTTAAGAGAGGCAGGGGAAGGAACGCTTACATTTGACAAGATCAGAGGGTTGAGAAGCAGCATCAATGAAATGCTCCGAGATCCGTCATTGGTTGCTGCACTGCAACGAGAAGGTGGGGCTGGGTTTGACATAAAGACCCAAATTGAAGCGTTGTCTGGAATGATGCAGAAGGACCTAGACGCTCTAATAGAATCTGCTGCAGCTAAGCAAATGGACATGTTTGACCCCAAGATAGCGGCTAAACAAGCCTCAGATATAATCAAAAAGTATCAAGCCGCCCAGGCTTTTGTGGCCAAAAACATGGCTGATGATGGGGATATCACGTTCCTAAATAACTTCCTTAAAAGGGGAAAAGAGGACGCTGTAGGCGCATTAAAATATGCCCTTAGCGGAACCTCAGATTCTGCTGCTAGGCTGAAGAAACTAAAGAGCCTTTACACTCAAGAAGAATTTGATGTTGTATCTGGTTACCTGTTAGGAAAGATGGGCCTTCCTGGATCAGCAGGATTAAATCCAGTCGAGCTTGGTGATGCAATTAAGACTGGTGATGAATATATTCGTAACCAGGGGTTCTCTGTAACGACCTTCTTGAACAACTTCCAGGGTAAATCTGGTCTCTCAAAAGAAGCTCAAGACGTTTTGTTTAGAGGCACGAAGCATGCAGATCTGCAGCCTGCCCTTGATGATCTAATATTTACAATGAACCGCATAAACTCTACAGCTGCTCAAATGGCTAACCCTTCAGGGTCTGGTCAACTGCTGTATGGTGCAGGAACGCTTTCTACCGTAGCCTCTGAGTTTGGAGGGCTGCTGTCAGGTACAGGGTTTGAAATGGGATTGGGTGGCCTTATAGCGCCGGCTATGGGTGCTAAGTTATTTACTAACCCCTCTTTTGTGCGGTGGATGTCAAAAGGCTTAGAGACTGCAGCTTATAATCCAAAGTCGTTCCCTCAGCATGTGCGCCGGCTACTGGTGATCGCCGACCAATACCCCGATTTACTTGAGCCCATAGAGGCTTTGCTGCAGGGACTGCAGGTTGAAACTATTGAGCCTATTGACTGGCAGAAATCTACTACTAACGGCAATACGCCAAAGGTCCCTGTAGATAACGAGGCAGCGTTCCGTACAGTGGTTCCTAAGAGCACTGCTGACAAGTTATTGCCTAACAGAGAAGAGCTTTTGTCCAGGATGGATAACCTAAAATCTTCATTGCCGCAGGTTGGTGATTCATCGCAGTCGATGTTTGAGCCATTGCCACAGTCAGGTGGCTTGTCAGCACCTAGCTCGTTTCAACCTGGTCTATCGCCAACCGTGGTTCCAAATGAAGCCGACAGGGAACTGGCCTCGCGGATGCAAGCTAATAGCGGTGGTATTGCAGCCTTAGTTTAGTCTTCTTCAACAGAGGGCGTAACAGATATCATTGCGCCTTCTACATTGTAGTCAAACTCATAACCCATATAGCGGTTGTCGTCACCCAGGTCAATAACCATGTTGCGGCTCACAAGTCGCATTAAAGCTGCTTGCTGGTGTAGCGTTAGCCTAGAAAATAAGTCAATGACCTCAGACGCTTCCAGCACTGGCTGGTAGCTTTGTGGTACAGGTCTTGACGACCCCGCCTTATTAAAAAAATTCACGCATCAATCCCCGCAGCAAGAAACAAACGATCGTGCTCATGCTCGATCAATATCTTCAGCTGGTCAATCTTAGATCGGCGCTGGTCAAAACAAATTTCCTGCAGCAGATCATAGGTGTGTTGGTCAACTGCCAGGCTTTTACGCTGACGGTCCGGTTGTGGCTTTTCTTCTATAGTATTCATGGGTTTTCCCGTTAAATTTGTCTGGACCAGTTTATAGTTTTGTGTAAGAATATGCAAACTATGACTTATCAGATAAAGAACTACTTACTTTCGATGACCTCCAACTGGCCGATCAATCATGCCTTGTATGATGCCGTCCAGGAATCCGTTCCAGCTATAGCCAAATACAGGGCCAGCGAAGGCAAGGAGGACCTGGGTAAGACTGCTATCAACAAGATGTGTAAGCGAGTCTTTCCTGAGATTTATACGGTGCCTCTTTTCCGTCGGCAGTGGTGTAAGATGATGGTGGAAGAAATTAAAGAGATGGAGAAGCATGTTGGATTCCGTCCTAATGATGATGAGGATGTGCTGCGTCAGATCCCTGAGATTGTTCTTAGGGAGCATTGCCCCGAGCTCTACAGCCGTATGTGGTTCGTCGTACAAACCGTTTTAAACCCTATCTTCTTGACCCTGTACCAACGCGACTGTTTCGATATATCCTCGGTGCAGATTGCAAACTACAACCCCAAGGATAAGCAGAAGGGTGCCTGGCACCACGATGAGTCTGCAGATATCTCTGTGGTTATTCCTCTCAACACTGGCGACTATGTTGGGGGTGGCACTGAGTTTCATAATCATGGAACGCTCAAGCCGCTGCCCTCTGGCCATGCTTTGATCTTCCCATCCTTTACCAACCTCCACCGAGGTCTAGCCGTAGAGAGTGGCGACAGATATCTCCTGGTGTTCTGGCTTCACGATAAGCGCAGAAACAAACACCTTTATGAAGAGGTTGAATAACTATTTTTTCTTGTAACAATTTAAGCAAAGCACCTTGTCTGTCTTTGCAACATACTTGAAAATGCTGGGGTCACGCATGTGGGCCAGCTTGGTGTGGCTATATTGGCAAGATCCGCTCTGACATCCTCGGTCCATTTTCATTAAATCATTTTTAGTAAAGTTGTTCACATTGATCTCCTATGCCCCCCGAAGGGGGCTCTTGGTTTAGTGTCCGTAACCCCAGGCAGTTTGATACTTGGGCTGCCCGCCGTAAGGGCTGGCGTTGGCACATCCGTGGGCCTTGAATCCACCGTACTGGTTGATCCTCTTGGCCATGATCTTTCCTATCTTGCGCTCAGGGTTTGGAGCAACATAGTCACAGCTCTGGTTGCTTTCCACAGTGACCTGGCCAATCTTGATTACGTCGATCATCTGACCCTTCTTGGCGACTACCTGGTAGAACTCAACATTGGTCTGGTCATAGCCCCAGCAAGTATCGAAGATATCTCCAACCTTGACAGTGTTAGCAGCCTCAGCCTTGGCAGCCTTAGCCTTGGCGGCCTTCTCCTTCTTGTATTCTGCGTTGGCCTTGACGTTACCGAAGATCTCCTGGACATACTCTTCTCTTCGCTCGACGCTCTTGAAGTGAAAGTGCTTGGCTGGCTTCTGCTGCTTGCCAATGAAGATCATGGCAGCGGGCTTACCGGCACCACTGTCATAGTAGTAGGCTACCGCTTCAACGCCTTCTGGCTTAACCTCAACAGAGTCTCCTGGGATATAAAATTCTCTGGTCATTGTTCTTCTCATCTCGATCTCCTTAATTGCTAATTGATTACCACCTAGCTATATTCACATATATCGTGTCGTTGTGCAAGTCTTTGCACAAATATATATAGAATAAAAAGATATATAAGCTAAAATCCTTATTGCTTATTGGTCTAACTACAGTGTGCAAATATGTGTACAACGACACGATATATGCTATTATATGTATGTAGGGTAATTAATCAATTTGAGGAGAGAGTGAGATGGAAAAACCCATGAAAGAGTTTTTGTTTAATTTCCACGGCGGTGGATTCAATACAGTGATGGCCAAGACACTCCCTAGTGCTAAGAAGCAGGTCATGCAGGAATGGGGTAATCATAAATCATTGAGACCCCAGCTAGAAACAGTACGCCAAGTGTCTCAGAAAGAGTTGAACAGCTGGTTAAGATTATTTGATTAAAGGAGAAAGTATAATGGGTATGTTAGTTAATGTTTATAAGACAAGTTACGGTGCCGAGCCTTTCGGTGATGTGGACTGCACCGCTGGCGGTATCAGCAGCAAGTCTAATATGTTGTGTGTTACCAACGTCGATGGTCCATTTGAGCCCAGCGAAGACAGGCCAGCTGCTGTCTTGGTTATGGCAGAGCCGATAGGTGGGATGAAGATCTTGAGAATCGAGCCTGAAAACGCAGGAAAAAAATGGACTTGTTTTGGTGGAAACTATGCAGGGTGCAGCGACAGTCGTTTTAACGAAAAATGTAGAGAACTTTTAGGCAGCAGCTGGTATGGTGCGGTAGCGATACATGACAGAATCGAGGGCTAATTATGATGTACGTTGGGTATAAATTTAAGATAGATGGTGCGGGCATCGACTTTAGTGAGACTGATGGCTCCAACGGTATTAAAATGCCAGAAGGGTACGACGTTGGCGAGCATTTTGTCTTAGAGGTAACACCTGAAGGTGGGCTGTTTCTAAAGAGAATTGAACGTCAGGGCCTTCACTGATGTGCGGTAAAGATTGGCCAGATCCCGACTGGCATCACGGAGACCTAGACTGGGTTGACGATGAGTATGACCTGGAGGAAGAAGAGAAGGAGTCTTTTGTTAAAGAGATATCCTCTAAAGGGAACATAGTAGATAAGAAAGTATAGCCCCATTACTGGGGCTTTTTTTCGGCCATACGCTTGGCGTATTTCTCTAGGTTCTCACCAAACATCTTCTCAAACCACTGGGCCCAGGTACGTTTACCGCTGGGCACTATCTGCATTCTTCTCTTCCAGGTCATCCTGGCAGCATGATACTTTTTCTGCTGCGCCCAAAGGTCCTCCTTCTGCTGCTCTGCCTCAGTAAATATCACCGACATCAAACTCCTTGATTCCATCCTGGTTATACGGCAGGTAGATATCGCTCTCCCTGCAGGCCATTCCAATCGCTAAAGACTGTTCATTCTTAGCGTCAGCATACGCTATCGCTTCGTCTGACAGTGTGTAGATCGCAAAAGGATAGGGCGCCATCTTCTCCTGGGCTAAGAAATAAAACTTTGCAGTCGGTAGACCAACAGCTCGGCAGCCAGCAATATAGTAAGCTGCCTGCTGGTGATACTTAAAGGTATTGATCGCAGATTTGAATCCCCTGGGAGATGCGTCTCGGCATGTCTTTAGATCCCAGATGTCAGTGCCAGTGTGCCAGTCTAATTTGCCCTTACAAGGCTGCCCCAGCCATTCCCAACAAAGGGTTAGCTCAACACGGTGCTCCGGCTTAGGAATGAAATCTGCCACCACCTCGCGCCTTTCCATGCACACCTCATACATATCTTGCTTGCAAGGTGTTCGATCTCCAACCGTAGAGAGCCAGTCGGCGTACTCATCCTTTCCAACCTTAGTGCGACGGTCTACGTTAGGCTCCAGGGCAAATTCATCGTGGAATTTGTGGTGCTCCAGGAACACGGTGTGCTGCACCCTGCCCTCCATTAGAGCGGGGGAGTTGTTGAACTTCCGGTTCTTCCAGGTGAATGGGCATTTAGCAATAGAGGTCAGGTCGTGGGACCTCCAAGCTGGTATCGAGTCATAGGTAGGGTAATCAAGGTCTTCGTAAATACCTGGTTTAAAATCCATACTAATCTTCCCTGGGGTCATCCCT